GTTTGTTTTTTCTTTGCTTTCTCGTTTTCTTTGTGGTGCAGTATATTGTAGTTTATTACCATTTTTATCCATCATATAAACTAACGAACGCTTACCTGGGTCGCAACCAACTATATTTCTATCTTTCAGTGTATCCAATTGTTCTTTTGATAAATCTTCAATGTTGTAAAAATCTTGTTCTGGAATAGTAGGAACTCTTGAACCCCATTTCTTATCTTTCAAATCTTTTCTAATAAACAACAAGCAACACGAAATACCATCCGTTTGTATTTGATGATGGAACTGATAATGTTGATTTCTAAATACCTTATGGTTCAAGTTCAAAAAACTATTCCAAATATCATATTGATTATCTTTTATATTACTTAATAAATTCCCCTTTTTATTTTTGTTTCCATCCTTATCTGTTTCAGGACAAAACAAACTAACCAAACTTGCTGTATCTATAATAATATGTTTTGGAATAATATTGGTGCGTAGCGGTAAGGGTTGAAATAATTTATGTTCTTCTTTTTCTAATACTTCATTCATATACAACATTCCTTTCAAATATTCAAATGGTCTAACTTTCACATCATAGTGGATTGATTTTTTAATGTTTTGTGGAAAAATATTATGTAAATGAGTAATTTTCCATTCATTAAACATTTCATTGGTTTCATTATCTAAACTCATCAGTTGATGTTTCAATTTGAATAAAATGGATTTATCTTCAGTTATAGCGCTTGTTGTTTTGTTAATAAATCTCAAAAAGTGCTGTATGAAATGTTCTTGTGCATTGTTGGATAAGGAAGTATGAATTTGCGTTGCTAAATAAGGTAATAAAAAAGTAGTGTTTTTCAAATTGGTTTTCTCGTGATTTATTGTTGGTTGGTATTCTTCCAAATAAAACTTTTCTAACTTATCAAGCAGTGCTGTATCAACACCTTTCTTTCCTCTGTTATCACGAACCCCTAATGTCTTGATACAATACAAAATAAAAGTATTGTCAATTTCAGGCAAAGCAGTTTTATTGGAATAACAATTCAACACATATAAACGGATAAACTGGTAAGAATGTATCATTAAATTATTCATTTCAAATACCAAGTTATTTACTACAGGTTGAACCAAATCACGATTGAGTAAAATAGATTTGAGCGTTGTTTTGATGGTTTTGTATGCGGATTTATCATTATTCCTAAACTCTTTGAATTCGTCCTTCAACTTCTTCTTTTTCACCATTCTATATATTTACTAAAGATTATATTTTTAAGTTTTAATCCGCATAAAATATTATTCCTAAATAATTTGATTTTTTTCTTTTTTTTTCAAATATGCTTTTTTATTTATTTCCTTTCTTTTATCTTTATCACACGGAGGCATTTGTTTCATTTTTTCAAGTATTTGTTCTTTATGAGTTTCGTAATATGTTTTATGCCTTAGTGGTGCAGTATATTTTTTTAAATGTTCTTTAGTTTTTATTAATTCATTTTTTACTTCAACTAATTCCTCTTCTAATAATTTATTTTTATTTAATAATTCTTCATTATCCATTTTACTAATACAATATAGTAATACATTTTTAAATAATTTTTATAAAAAAAACAATAGTTTATAAAAAATGGGCGTTTGAAATGAGAAAAGGTGTAATAAAAAAATGGAATTATTTATACTCTTTTATAGTACCAAAAAATGCACATTTTGGAGAAAACTGGAGACGTTAGTCTGAACACTTCTGTTCCAATCGCTCACCTCCGCTGACGCTACGGCTCGCTCCACTTCAAACCGCCGGTTTTTTGAAAACAGTAAATAATACCCATAAAATTAATAAATTTCCGATTATTATCAAAATATTAGAAGTGTATTGCGTTTTATATGTTTCTATCGTATTATCGATCATTTCAGCAGCACCGTTATTATTTCCTACTATTTGGTTGAGTTTTTTATTCAAATTGACTTGATTGGTTATTTCGCCGGTTATTAACGCATCAAGTTTTGATAGAAATGTATTATTACTATTTATTTTTTGTTGAATATTATTTGTAGTGACAAATAAATCAGATATTATATTATGTAAATTAGTTTCAGACGTCCCATATATGGATGATGTAGCTGTATCTGTTGGACTTTTAAGATGATTTTTAAATGCTTGTATAAAATTATCTAAAATTCCCGGAAATTGGATTGAATATGTATGTATATTATCACTAAAAATTGTAGGAGTAGTCATTAATATACAACAATAATTGTTATATTTACATGTGAATATTATTTTTCTAAACCTCCATTCTAAACACAAATCCTATAATAAAAACTATTTATTGCTGTTTTACTTGGTCTAATTATTTCACATACTTGCCCGGGTCGAATACCTATAATTTGAGCCACAGGATCAAATCGAGAAATATCCGGAAATTGAGTATTATCTACTATATTATACTTGATTTTTATTGCGTTAACCTCATCATTTGTTAATAATCTATGTTGAGGAACCAATGTATGATTTAATATATTATATTGCAATCTCTTAATACTTTGAATGACAATTAAAATTCCATCTTGTTCCCATATATGTTTTAATAAATTAATTAGAGTGTCATTCATGTCATCCTTTACAATAATCATTAATGTGTCATTTTTTGTTAATATTTCTTCCAAATTAAATAGGTCGTCAATTATTTCTTGAATATTTTGGGGGCGAAGAGTTTTCGCTAAATAATATCGAATATATATTTTATCTTTTCTATCTGACCCAGCCACAGGGGTTTCTTTTTCTAAAAGCATATCAAGCTGTTTATTTTGAAACATAGAATTAACTTCATTAATACTAAAATTATCATATTCATCAATTGAATACCCCTGTTTTTTCATTAACTCTAATAATATTTTTCTCGATTTACATACCGATGAAATTAAGCTACTTGAGTTTTGTGCCGCCATTATAATTATATATAATAATACATTATCCTTTTATTTATGTTTCAATTTTATTTGTTATTTTATCGTTATATCGTTATATCGTTATATCGTTATATCGTTACATCTGTATATTTACCTTTTTTGTTTCCGTTGAATTTGAATTAGAATTAGAATTAGAATTAGAACTATCTCCTTCTTTTTCTGTTTCCGTTTCTTTTTCCTTTTCCTCTTCTACACGTAGAATAGACGTAACTTTATCTTCTGGTGTAATTGGATTTTCTATTAATTTACCTAATGCTAATTCTTCTTGTTTTGTCTTTTGTTCGTTTACTATTTTGGATACCGTTGCTTTATCTTGATCAGACAGAGCATCATATTGCGCTTTTATTTCTGGATTACTTATTTTAATATTTGTATTTGAATTTAAATCTTCATTGTATGGATTATATGGTGTGCTAACATTAGATTTAATTGATTCGGGTGTATTTGGTTGATATGCTGGACTGGTTTGTGCATATATTGGACTCGTCCCATCACTGTGTGGATTATATACCGGACTGTTTGGTGCGTACTGAGGACTTAATCCATCACCGTGTGGATTATACTGCGGACTCGTTGGTGCGTACTGAGGGCTCACTCCATCACCGTGTGGATTATATGGAGTACTATCATTAGACTCAGGTGTTTCATCAGGAGCAGGACTATCTTTTGGTGCGTATTCTGGACTCACTTCAACAATTTCTTCTTCTGAAACTGGTGTTATAACTTGTTTTTTCTTTTTACCCTTATCTTGTTCTTTTTCATATTCTTCCATTACACGATCACGTATATCTCGTGTATACTTATTATAAACCACTTTAATATTTGGATTATCAAAATTCAACAATTTATTCACATTATTCGAATAAGACAAACTCATTAATTGTTCGACGTTATCTTCCGTTATAATTCTCATTTGAATATTCATTACTTGTAGTTCTTGAATTAATAACTTAAGTGCATACGGCACACGAACAATACTAAATGAGCGACCAAATTTACTTACATTTTTAATATTCATTTTTCCATCAATAGTAGTATTAAATTTAACTGGTCCATCTGCAAACGGACTCATAAATAAATTCAACGAATCATTATAAACCGCAATAGCTCCCGTTTTATTACATACTGCCATAAAATATTCATCTCCTCGTATCATGTACGATTCATTCAAAAAAGCCGATGCTCCGTGCGCCATAATCCCATCGCGTTCCATTTCACCTATACGCAACCCACCATCGTTTGCTCTACCTTGAACGGTTTGTCTAGTCAACATTGTTCTAGGCCCCAACGCTCTATAATTGATTTTATCCTTTACCATATGCTTCAAACGCATATAGTATGTTGGACCAATATAAATATCGGAATAAAGTTGCTCCCCCGTCATTCCATTATATAATACTTGATTCCCACTACTATGATACCCGGCGTTTACTAACATCGCACCATATACATCGGTATTCGGACCTTTTGACGCAAAAGATGTGCAGTCCCCATATCCACCATAAACCGTACACGCTTTCCCAAATAAAGCTTCAATTAATTGACCTATAGTCATACGTGATGGTAACGCGTGTGGATTAATAATTAAGTCGGGACGAATACCGTCAGCAGTAAACGGCATATCTTCCTCGGGAATAATGAGTCCTAATGTTCCCTTTTGCCCGGCTCTTGAAGCCATTTTATCGCCAATTGCGGGTACACGTTCTTCGCGAACACGAATTTTAGCAATTCTGGTTCCCTCTTCTCCTTCCGTAATAAATGATTTATCGACAAATCCCAATTGTCCCTTTTTAGGAAATACAGATGAATCAACAACCACATCCGAGTCAATAGAATTTGAAGTGACCTTTCCAATGACCACAATCTTGTCATCAAGCGCTGTATTTTCTTTAATAACACCCCATTTATCTAAATGGCTATAATCATAACCAGGTTTAAGTCCAACAACATTTTTCGTAGAAACGTCAGCAAATTGTGAATTCGATGTTGAACCAGATATTTTTGAACTTTCTTCTCTCGCTTCATACATTGAATAATAGGTTGTTCGAAACAATCCCCGATTAATCGCCCCTTGATTAATTAAAATGGCGTCTTCTACATTATACCCAGTATAAGACATAATAGCAACAATTGCGTTTACACCATAAGGTTGCTGTTCTTTATTGACATATTCTAAATATTTAGATTTTATAAGGGGGGTTTGTCCATAATTTAAAATAACACCCATCTTATCAATACGCATCTGATAATTTGAATGATATACTGACACAGCCTGTTTACTTTGTCCACAAGAAAAAGAATTACGAGGAAGAGGATTATTTTCAGTATAAATAACCAAATTACCTAATATTCCCAAAATGAGTGACGGATCAATTTCAATATGCGTATAATATTTACTCTTTTTTAAATCATCTAATCGTGTGGCAATTAACAAGCCTTCTTCTTCAGATGTATCAATATACTCTATAACCGATCTATTATCATTAAATTCTTTCTCGATCATTTCAATACTTTTTAATCCATTATATAATTCATCAATATCATATATTTTATTTTTTTTTATATTATATGATTCGTCTGATTTTTCTTTAAATCCTGTAATCGCTTGAGACCACGTAAATTTCCCACTATTAATAATATCTATAATTTCACGCCTATTATAACTTACTTTCCCTTGATCTATATAATATATCGGTCGTGTCAATCTTCCCGCGTCAGTATAAATATATATTTCATTGCTTTCAAATTGAAAGAAAATACTGGTATAAGCAGGTATTAACCCATTACGACGAAACATTTTCATCATACTTATGGTCTCAATCGGGTTATCAATAATACCTATCCACGCACCATTTACCATTATCTTGGTGGAGGAACCCAATAATTTTGAACTACATTCTTGTAAAATTCGCATGGTTGTTTTTGCTCGCAACCATTTTATAATAGGGTGCGCAGAATACCCATTTGTAACAACAGTACTAATTGCCATATGTTTATGCAGTCCAATATTCCCACCATCTGGTGTATCTACGGGATCGATATAACCCCACTGAGATGAATGTAGCAAACGCGGACCGACTACCTTTGCACTCGCATCCAAAGGTAAATTAAATTTACGTAGTTGAGAGATAAAAGAATTCCACGATAATCTATTTAAATCTTGAATGACTCCGATTCGTTTTGTATGTGCTTCCGCTCCCCAGTTTCCTTTAAATGCTTTTCTTACACCAGATTCGATAGTTCTCTCTTTAAAAAAATCCCGGTAGTTGGTTTCTATCAAACTACAAAAATCTTCTTGATATTTTCCTTTATGATAGTAGTATTCATTATCAATTTTTAGAGCAATTTCTCTTTTTTGAATCAAATAATACTCTCTGAAAAGGTCATATACGAGAGAACCAGACAACTCAACACGTTTAAAACGGAAACTATCCCTATCAGTCGGATTTTGTTCTTTGGTGAAAACCCGCAATAATCGTGTTGTCATGTATCCGATAAAATATGCTTTATCTAAAAAATTATCACTGCCAATATGCGGTAAAAAATAATTCATTAATATATCTAACACACCGCTAATAGTTCCGCGTTTTGTAAATGACGCAATAAATCGTAGTGCGGTTTCCTGATTAAATATTTTATTTGCGTCATGTACGGATGATATGAATAAATCAATATAAGCTTTATTATTATTCATGTCTAATAAACAATATTCTATGATATTTTTATCAGATAATACTCCTAATGCTCGCATCAAAATGAACAATGGGATTGGTTTTTTTACATTAGGTACTAATACAACAATTTGATTATTTGATAAGGATGGTGATGGCGCGACAATTTTAACTGCAGATGTACGTATAGGTTTAGATGCGTCTTCGGATACAGATCGTATTTCTGCGGAATGGCTATAAGTGTTATCATCTTTATTCACGCGAATATAAAGCATATTATCGGCGAATTTTTCTTGACTAATAATAACCTTTTCTTTTCCGTCAATAATAAAATAACCACCAAAATCATTACGACATTCCCCCATATTAAATCTAACTTCAGTTGATAATGTATTTAAAACACATAAATTCGAATGAAGCATAATTGGGAACCGACCAAGAAAGATTTTTTCTAAAGTTACTATGTGTTCCTTTTTTTCACCATTTTCATAATATATAAATTCAACATCAACATCATAATGAATTGTGATTCCATATGTCATATTTCGCAATCTTGCATCATTTGGATACATGTAATGTGTGTAATTATCATCATAAATAATTGGTTTTCCAAAATATATTTTGTTACCGTCCTTTCCACCTAAATATAATAAGCTTTGATTGCGATGTTCATTCTCTTGCTCTTGCTCTTGCTCTTGCTCTTCACGCTCAATAAATCGAATCGGATTATTTTCACGAAAAATTCTATTTATTCCAGTGTTGAAAAAATCATTATATGAGTCTAAATGATGAGCTACTAAATTATACGGTGTGTCTTTAAAATATTTATCGATTAATTTCCAAGAAATGTCTTCCATATTATATTATTAGTCATATTTTTTTATAATATTATTTGGTATATTATTATTTTGTATAATTATTATGTTGTATAATTATTATGTTGTATAATTATTATGTTGATAATAATAATAATAATAATAATAATAATTTTATTTCGTTGATGTTGTTGATGATGTTGATGATGTTGATGATGTTCTATGTTTGCGGGTTTTCGTTAAGAGATTTAATTTTGGTTTTAATTTTATTGTTTTTTTATTTGCCTTCATATTTGTATTGTTATATGATTTAGTTATAGTAAATTCTGTCCACGGTTGTGATGGTCTATCGTGTAAATATGGTTTTAAATGAGCCCATATACGACGTTTATCACAAAATTCGCACGCAATAAATGGTAATCCACACGAATTCCCCCATCTACCCATAAATGACATATTTTTTATCATAGTTGAATCACAAGCACACCCATCAACCGCGCCTCGGGGAGCATACGGCTTTGGTCTACTCGGATCAGACATATATTCGCGTGCGTCTAAATCGTAATGTGAACATATTGTTCTTGAACACGGATCGATTTTATCTAAATATGTGTCATGATGATCAGCAATCAATCTTAAAGCCATTTCTAAATTCAATTTACCCTTATTTTCTTCCATTAAATCTACTAAACGCACTCTTCTTGCTCCCTGATGTCGTCTCAGATCATCAAACCCACTATTACTACATTCTTTATTTCGGATACGTGGGTCATATGTTGCGTTAAACCCTACAAAATAACCGTTTTTGGTTCTTTCCACGTTATGGTATTTTAATCCTAATTCTATACGCAAGATTTCATTTGTATTTATATCGCCAAACAACCACGAATTTGCATAATCGCCAGAGTTTCCGTCTAATAATATGTTGACATAATCGTCCAGCGTGTCGCCATATTGCATCGCCTTTCTGATTCTAAACGCAATCGGGAATTTATTTTCATA